ACATCCGAACTGGAACTATACGCTAATGCCGAGGAATTGAAGCATGCCTCTCTCTCGTATGTTCGTGATTGTACAGATTATTCTTTAGCAATCCCTAAGCCTTTCAGGTTGCGAAGGCAAAACTCTACCTCTTGTTTCATCGTGCCTATGGGTAGGAGCATCTCTTGATACTTGATTACTTGAGCAGCAGTGAGCGGACGCTTGACTACGATCTGTCCGTTCTTTGCGTTGGTGCGGCGCTTGGCCTTACTTTCCCCATTTCCATGCCCGGGCCCGCGCCCGAAGGCGGAGCTGCTGCGCAGGAGGTGGAACGCATGACTCCGGCGACTTCCAGCCGGCACTGCGGGTTATCCTCGCCGATTCCCACGCGCTGCAGATTGTCGATCGAAAACGCGGTGGCAAGCCCACCACCATCCGCCTTAGTCAGGATGGCGAAGTAGGCGCCGCGATTGTTGGCGGTTGTGCCGTTCGTCCCCGCGTAAATCGAAGTGATAACGTTGTTCGTCGCAATGTTGGGATCTACGAAACGGATGTTGCCAACAACCTGCCCGTTGGCGTCGGTGTTGCCGTGGCTCAGTTCAAGATCCGCGCGCTGTGTGGTCCCGTGGATGGCAACGATTGTCCAGCCCGGAGGCGGGATGGGGCGCTCATAGTAGCTCGAGCCCCCCACCGCTAGCATGCCGACACTAGTCAGGTTGTTGCCCGCGGCGTTTACGTTGCCCGTCCAGACATTCATCGCCGGCAGCGCCTGCCAGGCGATGCCGCTGCCGGCGGTGCCTACGGTCAATACGTCTCCCGAAGGACCTACGGGAAGAATGCTCCAGTTGCCCGGCGCCGGATAGGCCTGCCACACCAGGATGTCGCCCGTCGTCGTGCCCACCGGCACCGAGCTGCCGCCACCACCGCCTCCGCCCGAGGCCTCGATGTAGATATCCGCCCGGTCGCTCGACACGTTATCGGTGATGCTCATCGCGACATTCGTGCCTGGAATGAAGTTGAGCGTGGCGCGCGTCGACTGAACCGTGCTGTTGAGGGCCAGATTCACTTTCTGGATGTTGGTGTTGTTGACTACCGAGAGTGTGCGGTCCGCCGAGAGATCGCCACCGCCGGTCAGACCATAGCCGGTATTAATCAGTCGCGTGGTGGGCACATAGCCGGCGATGACGGACGTGCCGGTGATGACCACACCGTTCTGAAAGGTTTTGGTTCCCGCGAAGGTCTGCGCGCCTGTGGTCACCACGCCGCGCGAAGTGGGACCGGCGTCGGGAACGTTGAGCACCAGCGCCGTGCCCAAGGTTGCCGGACTGTTCGCGACGGCTAAGTCGGCAGCCGAAGCGCTGGTGAGCGTGAGCCCGATGGTATTCGGCGACAGGTTGACTGTCGTGACATACGTCGGCACCCAGTGCGTTCCGTTCCAGCCTAAGAACTGTCCGGTTTGCGCGCCTCCCGAGGTCAGCTGCTGCGCCGAGATCATGATCGACGGACTCACCGGGCAATTCACGCGCACCTGCCCGAGCGTCACTGTCGTCAGATTCGGAACGATCCAAAACTCCGAGTAGACCGCGCCTTCCTCCAGCTCGTACGTCGCGGTGTAATACATGCCGACGGGCTGCGCCGAAACATTCGGGTAGAGCGTGATAAGGACTTGGCCGTTGACGATTTGATAGGCCTGCTGGCCGCCGGCCACGGCCGTGCCGTTCATCTGAAACGCCGGCCAGGAGATCACCACCTGGCCGTTGACTGTCCGGCCGTCGGCGTAAGTAAGTGTGTCCTGGATGGTCGTCATAGCGCGTTGGGAGAGATCGACCAGGTCACACCCGTCTGATAGCCGCCCACGAGCGGCATCGAAGCATAGAAGTTCGAGCCGTTGTAATAGAACTGAATCACGAGATACCCGCCGCCCGAGCCGATCGAATGGAAGTAGAGCCGCGCCGCGTTGACCGGCATGGCTACCGATGGGCTGGTGAACGACCCCGTCTCGAACACGATGCTGGGCGGCATCGCAAATGGCGGCTTGTTGTTTCCGATGCCGAGGTGGATGGTCCCCAGGGGATGGCCCGGAACCGTGCCCCAGAGATCTAGCAGGCCGGCGGAATTGAGCTGCAGGAAATTGGCCGCCGCCAGGAAGAAGTTGCCGGCGCTGTCGATCCAGGCCACGTTCTGGCCCGCTGAGTTTTGCCACTGTTGCAGATACTGCTGCGAGGACGCGCCGCGCACAATCACAGTAGGCTGACTAGCATTGGCGCCGAGCACCGCTAGTTTCGCGCCCATATCGGAGTAACTGCCGATAGTCACGTTGCCGGAATTGCAGTAGAGCGCGAGCACGGTTTGCACGCTGGTGTTGTCGTCGGTCCACGCATTAAAAGCCAAATTGCTGCCGGTGTTGCCATCCGATTCCGCCTGCGCCACGGCGAAGAAATCCCAGCGGTACGCGCCGCTCGTGGAGAAGACGATGCGCCGGTCCTGCCCGGCAGGATTGGCCGTATCGAGCCAGATCTCTGGGTAAATGGCCTGACCGATATAGAGGCCGTGACTGGGGATTGCGCCGATGCCGAGGCCCACGCCCGGATTGATGTAGACGCTCGTTTGCTCCAAGTGATTGTTCGGATCGGCGTAGTAGATCGCATAGGCAGTCGAGCCAGGGATGGTGGATCCGATCGACGCCCCGATCGTCGACCAGGCGGGATAACCGCCAGAGGCCACAGTCAGGGCCTGGCCCACGGATCCAATAGCCAGCGGCACGAGATAGCCGCCGGAGCTGCGGTAATAGATATCCGAATTTGCAGCAGTGTAACCGGGAGTGTTGACCTCGAGATAGGCCACGTTCAAAACGTTCGAGGCCGTGACTGAATTCGAGAACGTGACCGGCTGCGTGAACGTAGAGGGCTGACCGAGCGTCAGAGTCCCGTTGACGGTGAGATTGCCCAGCGCCCAGATACTCCCAAATTGACCATTGTTCTGCGCAGCAGCTACCTTGGCCGTCGAGCCCGCCCCGTCGCAGTAGATGATGGCCGAATACCCCGGCTGCAAAGTGAACGTGCCGCCGGTGCCCTGCTGAAACACGATCGGGAAGCCGCCGGTCGTGTTGTTGGTCATGAGGTACAGCTTCTGCGCCGTATTGGGAGTGATGTTGACGGTCGTCTGTTGCGTCAACGTGCCGGTCCAGATGATGACCTTGGCGCGCCCCTGCGAGACCGCACCCTGCTGGGTATTCAGCTGATAGGAAGAGGCCGAGAGCGTAATGACTTCATTGCCGTCGGTGGCTGCGTCGATGAAGTCGTAATCGTTGTTCGCAGTGTTGCCCCAGGTTCCCGCCTGCTCGCCGGTGGCCGGCTTCTCAAGGCCCAGGTTCTGCGTGTAGGTCGATGGCATCTAGCTTCCGCTCCTCCACGGCGGCGGCCCCGCGCGCGTCTTGAGGTTGACTTCCTTCCAGGTGGTCGACGGCAGCTTCGCCGCGCGCCAGCTCGCACGGGACGGGACCACAGCCGAGCCCCAACCACTCGCCACGACTACCGCGCCCAGCATCAACTGCAAGGCCGGCAGCGACACTCGCGCAATCACGATACGGGATGGAGGGGGCGGCGGCGGTGTCATGACAGGCGGATGAGCGAAGTGAACGGGCCCGGCGGCGGAAACTGCACGCGGAAAGAGCCGTTCAGCGAACTCTGGTCAGTGACGAAGTCGAAGATCGCTACGGCGCGCTGCTGCTTCGACTGGTTGTACATGAGGGCGCGGCGCGCGACCAGCGTGGAGTTGGGCCAAATAGGATCGTCGAAGGTCACGTAAGCCGTGCGCCCTGCCGGCCCCAGGATCTGCACGTTATTGAGCGCCTGGCCGCCGGCCGAATAGCCCGGCCCGAGGATCTCGCCGTCGGTGATATACGCCGTGGTCGTGTCCGCCGAGAGCGGGGCACTCGCGACGTAGAGAGCCAGCATGAAAGTGTCCGAGGAAAAATTGTGGAAGCCCTCGAGCAACTCGAGCTTGAACGAGGAGCACAGCGCCGAGCCCGAGATCATATATCAGTCCTCGTGTCAGGCTCCTGGTACGTATCTTTCTTCGTGCGGCCTTTCTCGTAATCCTTATCCATGGCCAGGTCTTTCTCGAAGGCCTGATCGTAGCGTGCGAAAATGCTGTCCTCCGATTTCATATAGATCGCCGCTTCGACGAGCGAGCCGGATAAAAGCGCGTGCGAGAAGTGGTCCCCCAGCCAGCTGACGCTCGTATCCACAATCGAGGCGGGCTGATAGAAGTAGCCCATACGCACCGGGTAGACCAGGTCCGGCGGCGGCCCTAGTTTGAGCGACGTCTCATTGAGATACGCATAGAACCGCGGCACGCCCATATAAGTCGGGTCAGGATAACACTCGTCCAGGAACTCCGGGTCTTTGTTTTGCGGAAACACCAGCCCGTCAGGAGTCTGGATAATGAGCGAATCGGGCGCCAGAAAGTCCGTAGGCGTTGCTAGCAGCGGCTGCGGCAGAGGCGGCGATCCGCTCGGCCCGGTGGTCTGCGCCGTGACGTCCTTGCGGAACTTGGGCAGGCGCACGCGCAACAGAATGCGGCTTTCCGCCAGGCGGATGTAGTTATCGACGTTTTCAACGAACGACGGCTCAAAGTCCTGAGCGTATTCCTGAATGGCCGCGCGCAGTTGAGCGTAGTTCATCGAAACTAGCCAAAACTAGTAAACCCCTGAGAAATTGCATCCCTTGGTAGCGATCCCGCAACCGCGGATCTTGCCGCCTTGGGCCATCTTCTTGGGTGGCGGGATGGTATTCGGAAAGCCCTTGCGCTGCTTGGCTGCCCCGCCCGCCGCGAACTTCTTGGGATGCGTGGGCAGGTTCGAGGCCGGCGCCTTATTCGGATCGAACTTACCGCCGTCTGCCATCTTGTCAGGCGGGCACGCACCACCCTTAGCCATCTTGTCGTCGCAGGAACCCCCCTTATTCTTATGCATACCCTTCAGCGTCTCTGCCAGACGCGCGCGCGCCCCTAGTTTGCCCGGGGCCTTAGCGGCCTTCGCCAGTCTCTTTTCTGGAATCGGCTGGCCCTGCGGAATCCCCATCTGCTTGTGCAGCGCGCCGGGATGTTTGATCGCGCCCTGGATCCACTTACCGCCCTTGGCCATGCCGGGACCCGCAAGCGGCGGCGTGCCGCCCGGACCGGAAGGCAGCGGGGGAGCTGCGGCCGGAGGCGCGGTGCCCTCGTCCTGCTCGTAGTCGTACGGATTGGGCGTTGAGACCGGTTTGTCCTTTTTAGGGATGGCGGCAATCTTTGGCTTGGGCGGCCGCCGCATCTTCACACCACCGCCGCGCGCGAACGGCGTAGACTTCGGTGTCTCGATTGGCTCAACCTGGCCCCACTGGCGATCGGGGCGCATCTTCTTAGCCGGAGTATCGCTCTTCGGATCCTGACGCACCGCGCCGCCCTTGGCCATGCCAGGCAGCCTACCCATCAGACCGGCCGTAGCCGCCGGATTAAACTGCCCAGCCATTCCCGGTTGCTGAAGAGCGGCGGCAGCCAGCGCGGGATTTGCAGGCGGAACGCCTGCCGCACCCGGCACGCCGAGCGGAGCTATCGGAGGCCGCGGCATAGCCGCCGCACCTTGCGGTCCCAGGAGGGCCGCACCCAGACCGGGATTTCCACCGGCAGGCGGCATAGCTACCGGCTGAGCGCCTCCCACGGGAGGGGGCATTCCTGCGGAACGCATACGGTTCAACTGCGCCATACGCGCAGCCTGCATAGCCTGCAGAGCGGCCGGGTTGGGCGCCATGCCCTGATTCAAACTGGCACCAGGAACACCAGGCGCTAGTCCGGCTAGTGCGTTCCCGCCACCGACGGGCGAAGCCATGGCGGGTATGCGCGCCGCCGGATTCGGATTCACACCAGGCATCCTGGCAAACTGCGCGTTGAGTGCCGCCAACTGCGCAGGCGTCATCTGCTGGTTCTGAAAGCCAGGGGGCGTAAGGTTGTTCACGCCTCCACCTTGGAAGCGCCGCGGACGAAAACCACTCATTCTCATCGTTTACTCCCGAAAGGCCGTGGGACGGCCGTTCAACCAGTTGTTTGGCGGGTATGAGACGCGCGAAGCCTCTTTGCCGGTGTCCGGGCGCGCGTGGCGCAGGGCCTGCGGATCCGTAGTCACGTAGTAGCTCAGAAAATTTTGCGGATGATCGGAGTCCCAGCAGTTTGGACAGGCCAGGACGCCGGTGGGCTTGCCGCGAATCGTGGTCTCGCGCAGATCGCGGTACTTGCAGCGTATGGCGCACACATCGCACATCGCCCAAGCGTACTTGCCCGATGCGAATTTAGCGGAATGCGCCATTTCGTATTCAGCCGCGATTATACCAGCGTTGAGCGCGTTATAATCCCGGCATGCTGTCTAAATCGCGGCGGCAGGAGAAGGTGCATCAGACCATGCACGAATTCAAGCACGGAGAGCTTCACAGCGGCTCGAAGCAGGGGCCGAAGGTTACTAACAAAAAGCAAGCCATCGCGTGCTTTGAACCAGGCGCGCAGAGCAAAGTAGATGGCGACCACCGGAGTCTGGCCTACTTTCGACATGGCCGAGATCGCCCAGGAGGCGAGCGAGCGGGCCGGCATCGAATTCCGCTCGGGCTATGCCCTGCGCAGCGCACGCCGCGCGCTCGAGGTCATGCAAATCGACTGGGCGAACCGCGGGCTCAATCTCTGGACGCTTGAGGGGCCGATCACCATCCCGCTCACCCCCGGAGTTGACTCCTACCCGCTGCCCGACGACACCGTCGACATGGTCGATCACATCCTGCGCATCCCGCAGGTGCCTAACAACCCGGCGCAGCCGCAGTTCACCGACTTCCCGCTCGACCGCATGACCTTTTCCGAATACGACGCGATCCCCAAGAAGTGGGCTCAGGGCCGGCCGTCGATCGTCTCCATCCGCCGGCAGATCCACCCCTACTTCTATATCTGGATGGTCGCGCCGCCAGCCCCGGCATTCTACCTGGCCTATTACCGGCTGAGACGCATGGCCTCGCTCGGCCCGGGGGGCACGGGCCTGCCCGAGATCCCCTGGCGCTTCATCCCGCCGATGATTGACGGACTAGCCTTCCTGATGGCCAAGAAATCCAAAGATCCCAACATCATTCAGAAGGTGCCGATGCTCAAGGCCGACTACGAGGAGTCCTTCCAGCTGGCCTCGGACGAAGATCGCGACCGCGCCAGCTTCCGCTTCGTTCCCTGGATTGATCTGATTTAAGCGGCCGCGCTCGCGCTAATAATCGTTTTCGGGGAGGCGATTTCGAAGGCAGAGCCGACATAGCCTAGGAATTCGCCGCTGGGCGCAAAATCGGGCCTGCCCTGGCCGCGAATCCAGCCGTACGTGCCATCGGCGCGGCGCAGCCGGTATTCCACGGCAAAGGGCTGCCTTTTTTCAAAGGCCTGGATGTAGATGGCCCTCACTACGGGCAGGTCACCGGCGTGGATGCAGTCCACCCATCCGAATCCCAGATCCTGCTCCACGGGGCGGCCGGTAAACCGCTGCCAGACCTCGTTCAGGTAGGTGCAGCCTGTCTCGGGGCCGGTTTTCCAGAGCATGACGGGAAAGGAGCTGCCCGCCGGGACCAAGACCCCGGCTTCGTCGATCTCGTTTGATATGCCTATGAAACCGGCATACCGGCCGTCGGAATAGTGCGGCTCGGCCTGAGTGTGCACTAGAACATAGTCGCCGTTCGGCCTTCGCAAGCGGTATTTCTCACGTAACGGCCGGAGATGCTCTGCGGCCGCCATGTAGGAGTTCCAAAGCCGCGAGCGGTCATCCTCCTGGACAAAATCCCCCCAACGTTCGCAGCCATTCTCATAGCCTGTGATGGCGCGCCAAGCGTGGTTCGGAAGCAGCAGGAATTGTCTGGCGCCGAAGCCCATGCCGGCACCGGCAGCGAATCGAGCCGATCAAAAGCAGAAGCCCCCATCCCCCGGCAAAAACCCTCCAAACGCCCGAGGTGCTCTTCAGGCTTTAGGCGGACCGAGGCAATGGCTCGCCCGATTGCTCGTTCAGCGTTCCGAACGATCATATCGGCGATCTCTGATTCAGAAAAGGGGTTTAGTTGGGTGATTGCCATTAATCAGGAGCCAGTACTTAGTGAGATAGGAATATTTAACTAATTATTCATATAGCTTCTAGTACGTACAAGGGTAAAAACATCAGGAGTTTAACCTAGGGAATTTCACCTACGCCGCAGCGCCTCCTCCGCGCAGCGCATCAATGGCCGCCCGAAGCGTCTCCCCGACCATTTGTTGCGCGTTGCCGAGGTCGCTCCGTAGCGCTCGCGCTTGGACCAGTTCCTTTATGATTCCGTCGGCTTGGGCTTTGGCTTCTTCCTCAAGTGACGAGACTGGGAACCGCTTCACGAGCGCTTCAAACCTATCGGTAAGCCGATCCAGCTCTTCTACCTGGTGGACGAGCGACGCCAGCGACTCGAAAAACGGAAGCAGATCTTCGCCTGCGACCAACGGCGGCAGCTGGCCCGCGTATTTCTCGAGCACTTCCTCGTATTCGGGCAGCGTGCGGGTTTTCTCGAGAATCTGCAGGAAGCCCGCGCGGTAGAGTTCATCGAACTCCGAGAAGACACGCGGAGGTAGCCGCAAAAACACTAGCACGTCGGTCACGATGCGCTGCTCGTCCGGGGTCGCATGCAGCAGCAGAAAGCGCGCCAGACGCGCCGGGCGCGCCTCGTGCACGCGCCGGAGCACGGCCTCGCGGATGGCTAATTCGAGGACATCGGTGATGTTCTCGTTCCAGAAATGGGCAAGAGCCTTGGCCATGTCGAGCGTGGACTGCTCGATGCGCACGCTGATTTGGCCCTTTTCCTTTTTTCGCCCGCGGGGATCCCTCGCGGGAGCCCTCTCGGGAGCCGGCTTTTTGGCTGTTGGATTTGGCTTGGATTTCTTGGTTTTGTCTTTTGGCATAGCAAGGGAATTAGTAATCGCTGATTGTATGGCTTTTTTGCAGTTGGCTACTTTTTGTGTGCGGAGCGATAATTGCCCTGGCCGTTCTCGGCTTCCGTTAGGTCCCGGCTTGGGGATGAAAGGAAAGAGAGACATGGCGTTCCGCTCCGTCAGCCTCGAGCATACGTTATTTCCCGACGATGAAAAAGAGTGTGAGGATACAGCTGACGCGATAAGAGTTCTAGAACAGTTGTTCCAGAGCGCAGCGCCCTCAGACCGGACCGTCGCTCGGGTCATTCGTATACTCGCCCGTTACGTACGTCCAGAAATAACACAAAAAAACGCAGATATCGAGACTTTGCTGGCAGTATCGATCGTACTGTCGCGGAACGGCTCCAAAGAGCCATGAGCAAACGCGACGAGTGGCCGCTCGAGCAGCAGCGCAAACACGCCTCCCGCGTGCTCCAGCAGGCCGGCGTGCGCCTGATGAACCTCGACGGGGTGATGACTGTCGGCATCTGGAGCGACCTGGATAGCGAAGATCTACGGTGGTCACTGGCTGTCTACGGCTCGGGTGATTCCCCCTGGAAATACCTGGACGGCCCGGGGATCCCCGCCTGCTACAAGCTGCGCAAAGTGCCCGGCGATCCGATCCCACAAGATATTCTCGGCGCCATGCTCGAAGTTCCCGAAAAACCCTGGGAAGTTCGGGACCGGCTGCTGGCGGCCCTCAAGGAATACCACACCCATGAAGAGTTCATGGAGGCCCAGCGCAACCGCATTTTCAACGAAGCGCGCGCCGAGCAGGCCCGCAAATACGCCGGCATGAGCGTTACCGAACGCGAGCAGATCGCCCGCGACGCCGAACAGGCCGAAAAACAGGAGAGGGTCGGAAAGGGTCGGGAAACACGCACGGTGCAGCGCAACTGGGCGGCCTACGAACGCAAGCGGCGGGATAAGACCGCGGGCTCGTCCGCCACGGCCGAGCGCTGGCGCAAAGCGCACCAGGACAAGCACGGACACGACAACTGGCTGCGCTGTCCCGATCTCAAGTGGAACCGCAGCTGGGAAGAGCTGAGCCGCGTGGCTGACGAGTGGATCCGCCAGAACCCCGAGTGGCCGGAGCCCAAAGACGATGAGTGATCTCTGGCGGCATCAGCGCGAGGCCATCGAGTTCGCACGCTCTCACTTCGCCCGCGACTCGAGAGGCGTCATGTTCGCGATGTGGATGGGCACGGGCAAAACCAGAACCGTCATCGAACTGGCTAACCAACTAGACGTGCCCAAGCTGCTAGTCTTATGCCCGCTGCGCGTAGTAGAAGTCTGGGGGCAGCAACTAGCGCGCTACGCGCCCGGCCGCTACGAATTTCTAGGACTAGGCGCGCGCACCGGCTCTGTCGCCAACAAGGCCCGGCGCGCGGCCATCCTCCTCGAGTGGGCCAAAGAGCGCGAGGGGCGGCGCGTGGCCATCGCCGTCAATTACGAAGCCGCCAAACTCGGCCCCTTTGCCAGCTGGAGCCTGAACGAAACCTGGCCGTTCGTGGTAGCCGACGAAAGCCACCGCTGTAAGGCTGCTTCGAGCGTCGTATCGAAGTATCTGGGGCAGCTCGGCCTGCGCACGCGCTACCGCGTGGCTCTCACGGGCACGCCCATGCCGCACTCGCCGCTCGATATCTGGGGCCAATACCGCTTCCTCAACCCCTCCATCTACGACCTGACCTTCACCAGCTTCAAGGCGCGCTATGCAGTCTTCGACGACTATTTCAAAAACAAGATCGTCGGCTGGCGCAATCTGCAGGAGCTGCGCGAGAGGTACGCGCAGATCGCTTTCGAAGTAGGCGCGGAAGTCCTCGATCTGCCGGAAGAAATGGACCAGACCTTTTACGCGGAATTCGATCACAGCGCGCAACGACTCTACAACCAGATGGAAGCTACCTTCATCGCCTGGGTGGAGGCCACGGGCTCGGCCATCACCGCCGACAACGCCGGGGTGCGCCTGCTGCGCCTCCAGCAGATCGCCGCGGGCACGGTGCGCGACGAAAACAAGCAGGACCACATCGTCTCGACCGCAAAGGAGAATTTGCTGCAAGACCTAATCGAAGACCTGGCGCCCGAGGAGCCGGTGGTGGTCTTCGCGCGTTTTCGCCCGGATTTGGCCGCCATTCATCGCACCGCCCAACGGCTGGGGCGCAAGAGTGCCGAGCTGTCGGGCGACAGTCACCCCTCCGAACTGGAGCGCTGGAAGCGCGGCGACAAAAACGATCCGGTGATCCTAGCGGCGCAGATTCAGGCCGGCAGCGAAGGCATCGATCTGACGAGAGCCCGTTTCGCCATCTACTATTCGACCGGGTTCTCGCTGGGCATATACCTGCAGTCGCGGTCGCGCATCAAGAGACCGGGGCAGACCCGTCCGGTCGTGTTCTACCACCTGGTAGTCCACAACACCGTAGACGAATATGTCATCGCGGCCCTCAACGCCCGCCAGAACCTGATCGACATCGTGCTCCACAAATTCAAGGAGAAAAAGACATGTCCAGCTTCCCCATGAATGCCCCCGAAGAACGGGAGCCCGAGCCGAAACTAGCCGCGGCCTACGAGACCTTCGTGCAGTTCGTTCGGCTCACGCGTGAGAAGCGCTCTCTCGCCGCCCAGCTCAAGACCGTCGAGGAGCAGCTCGACCGTATGGAACCGCAGCTGCGCGACTACATGGGCTCGGAGGGCTTCGAGAAGGTCAAGGTCGAAGGCTGCACGATCTATCTCCGGCCCAGTCTGTGGGGGCGGCCGAAAGAGGGAGTGTCGACTAGCGCAATCTGCCTGGCGCTCAAGCTGAGCGGTCTCGAAGAGTTTGTGAAGGAAAGGTATTCGGCCAAGCAGATTTCGTCGCATCTCGAGGGGCTGGCTGAGGCTTACAAAGAGGAGCTGGCCGACGGCACCTACACGAGCGTGGCCGACGTGCTGCCCGAAGAGTTGAGAGCGGTTCTGGACATTGAGCCGCAGCAATCGATCGTAGTTATGGAACGCAAATAAAGAGGAAGGACAAATGCCAACGAACAAAAACGCAAACCCAAAAAAGACAGAGACGCCGGCTCCGGCCCCGGCGGCCAAAGCGGAGATTGTGGAGCCGTATGTCGTTTTAAGGCCGGGCGCGGCGGCGGACAGCCTGGAAATCATGATGGAGAACCTCGGCTCGAACGGTGTGGGCTCGCTCGATCTGCAGCGGGTCAAAGTCGCGACCGGCGGGGCCACCGAGTGGGTGATCGACGGCGAGCCGCCAACCCACGAGATCGAAGGCGTGCTCTTAGCCTGGCGCATGCAAAGGATTTTTTGGAAAGGCGTTTACGGCCAGGCCGGCACGCGTCGGCCCCTCGACTGTATTTCCAATGATGGCTTCACGGGCATCGGCAACCCCGGCGGCCCGTGCAACAAGTGTCCGCTCTCGGAATTCGGCTCGGCGCCTTCCGGGCGCGGGCAGGCCTGCAAGCAGGTGCGGCAATTACTGGTATTGCGGCCCGATAATATGCTGCCGCATCTGCTGAGCGTACCACCCACATCTTTGAAAGCCGCGGCGCAATACTTCATCAACCTGTCGTCGCGCAATCTGCATCACTGGGGCCTGGTCACCAAGCTCCGGCTGGAGAGGACGGTCAATGAGGCGGGGATTGCGTATGCGAAGATCGTTTTCACGCCCGGCCGGCAGTTCACCGAAGAGCAGCGCAACATGCTGCGACCCTTTCAAAAACAGCTCCGGGGATTACTGCACAGCGATGCGATTGACGTCGGCCATCTCGTCGAAGAGGCCGAAGCGGAGGAGCCGCTGGCGATCGCAGCCGCAGGCGATTCGAGCGACGAAATTTCCTTCTAAGCCCCGGCGGGGGCTCCAGCCTTCCGGGGTTCGACGACCATCACCGAGGGCGGCGGCTTGAGTGGCGGCCCATCTGTTGCGGAGAGCCGCAGCCACCCGAGAAGCTCCCGCATCTCATCCGCCGAGCGGACCACCGCGGCCACGGCGCCGTTGCGCGCCCACTCCTCGAGGCGCGCGCGCTGCAAAAGAGTAGGGCTTTTCCCGGGCTGTTTCAGCTCCACTTCCACGTGCCTGCCGCAATAGAGGAAATAAGATCTGGATCCCCACTGGTTTCGTACGCCGACCCGTGTCGCTTACGATAAACTAGTCCAGTAGTTTTTTGAAGTACAGAAAATCACAGTTCGCTGAAGGTGGCGTTCGAGAGGCATCGGCGCCGCAGGTTTTAAACAACACGCGCGCGGGCATAGCAGCTTAGCGAGCGCTGCCCGCGCGCAGGATCGCACCGATTGAAAGGACAATCCATGAACCCGATTTTACCTGAAAATGACGACATTTTCCCGACGAATGTTCTTGCGGCGGCCCATTGGTACTGCCGGCGGGGATTCCTCGTACTGCCGATCGCACACCGCGAGAAGGCCTGCCAGCTCAAAGACTGGCCCAGCCTGCGTTTAGGCGAAGCGGACCTCGAACGCTACTTTTCTGTGGACCGGCCGATGAACATCGGCCTGGTGCTGGGGCCCCGCAATTTGGGCGATGTGGATTTGGACTCGCCGGAAGCCATCCTGGCGTGGCAGGTGCTGGGATTGGATACGAATTTCCTCTTCGGGCGCGATTCGAAACCGGCCTCCCACGCCTTTTTTTGGACGAAGGAAGAGCTGCTGAGCATGCAGCTGATCGACCCTTTGCCCGGCCGGGGGTTCAAGGCCTGCCTGCTCGAGCTGCGGGCGCGCAAGAGTAATGGCGAACTGGGGATGCAGACGATGGTCCCTCCCTCGACGCACCCCATCGGCGAGACCGTCCGGTTCGTACGCTGCGGCAACCCGGCCACAGTGGCCAATGCCGATCTCATCCGCGCCGCTAAACTGACCGCCGCAGCGGCCATGCTGGGCCGGCACGTCCCCGAGGAGGGCGGGGGCAGACATCAGTACTTCCTCGCGATCGCCGGCGTGCTGGCGCGGGCCGAGTGGAGCCTGGCCGAGGCAACCAGGTTTGTCGGAGCCGTTTATACCGTAATCTGGAAAAACCATGCCATCCTGAACGCCGCGGCCAAGGAGGTCGACACCACTTTCCAGCGGCACGATGACGGGGCGGAAACCACCGGCGCCCGCACCTTGGTGAATTGGCTGGATAAGAAGCATGTCCAGAAAATGCGGGACTGGCTGGATATCCCCGACTCGATCGAGCGCGAGGCGCCGCCGCCCGTGGTGGGCGACGGGCCCCCGCCCAACGGCGCGCCACCGCCGCCGCCGGTCGAGGAGGAAGACGACAGCACGCCCATCGTCAGCTATTTGAGCGAAGGCCTGCGCCATGCGGATATCAAGGTCCCGGAAATCCTCATACCCGGCATCCTGATTCACGAGGCGGTCACTTTAATCGTGGGGGCTCCGAAAGTCGGCAAATCCGTTTTGGCCTTCGAGCTGCTGTTTTCCGTTTCCTCGGGGCAGCCGTTATTCGGGGAGGCCCGCTTCCCTGTGGAGACGTCCCTGCCGGCGTTGATCATCGAGCAGGACGATACGGCCGGCAAGGCGGCGCTCAAAAAAGTCATTCTCAACGCGCGGCGCTACGACCCGCGGTGCCAGTTTCACTGGATCGCCGGCCCCGATGAGAAGTACGACCTCGAGCGCAACCCGCTCATTATCGGCAGTGCGCGCTTTATGCGCACGATCAAATACCACTGTGAGGAGAAAGGGGTCAGACTCATCATTTTGGACGCATACACATCGATGCGGACGGCGCGGCCGCAGGGCATCGACATCGTCAAAGTCGAAGAAAAAGACATGATTATCCTGAATGAGATTGCCCAGAAGTACGGGTGCGCGATTGTTCTGATCCATCATGAAAGTAAAACGGCGACAAGCCAGGAGGACTGGGCGTTGCGGGGGTCTGGGTCCTATGCTCTGCCGGCGAAATCGGTCACGCAAATCAGCATCTCGCGGGTGCCGAAGATGGGGGAAAAAGCCAACGAGCGGCTGGTGCGGATACGATCACGCTACCTGCCAGGGCGAGAATTTATCCTCAACTACCACCCCGAACACGCCGATTTCGACTTCGTCATGGAGGGCTCGTCATCCTCCAAGTACTTTACAATCGTGCAGCTGCAGGAAGCTTTCCCGGATCGCGCCTTCACCGTCAAACAGTGCATGGAGCAGCTGGGGTGGTCGAGGTCCCTGGCTTACGAGAACCTCGGAGCGCTCGTGCGCGACGGAGTTCTCAACAAGATTGACACCGATTATTTTTGGCGGGACACTTCCTGACCGCGGATCGCTTCCGCAATAAACTTAGCGAGAAACGTTCCGTTCCGAAGCCGTTTCAATAGGCAGGCCAAAACCTCGCGAGCCCCGTCTGATCCCGATCTGCCATAAACCGGTACGGGGCCATGCGTGCCAGGAAGCAGAATGGTCCCGAGGCGGCCAGCCGGATAAACCAAAGCAAATCCTCCGCCGTATCGAAAGGCTTCATCTGGAGTAGACGATCCACACACCTCTCCCCGCGATTTAAAAACCTAGGAGCAGCCTGGACTGCGCGAGTCCCAGGAACCCTGGGAAAAGCCCGGGCCCCCGCGTCAAGTTGATTACGTTAGCAGCGCTTATCGTACCACCGATACGCCAACGACACCGTGGTTCCTTAGCACGCTGCTACCATATATCGTGAAGCGCCCTGGCAATGGCAAAGAGCCCATCGACCACATTGGCGGGCTCGAGGTTCCCTTGCTCTGCATGGAAGACTCGAGACAACGATTGAGCGCCTGCGCATTGGCAAATAGCCCGTCCACGACATTGGCGCTCCCGTTGCGGCCCACGCTAGTCGGGTCGGTAGTAGTCAAAGAATAAGACAAAAACTCGGGCAAGCTCTCCTCATTATCATCTTTCGGCGACATATCGCCATACATACGTACAGCATACAAA